AAGCAGGTTGGGCAAAAGCTTTACGACAAATTCTTGCATTGTTATACAGTGGTGAAATCCCAAAATGGGACGTAAGTAAAGTACGACCTGCTGGTACTCGACTCAAAACATTTGGTGGTAGAGCATCAGGCCCTGAGCCATTGGTAGACTTGTTTAAGTTTGTTACTAGTAAGTTTCAAGGTGCTGCTGGACGTAAGCTGACTAGCTTAGAGTGCCACGACATTATGTGTAAGATTGGTGAAGTAGTTGTAGTAGGTGGTGTGCGTAGGTCTGCTATGATTAGTTTATCTGACTTGTCTGACGATAGGATGCGTCATGCGAAAAGCGGCAATTGGTGGGAGCGAGAGGGACAACGAGCTTTGGCAAACAACAGTGCATCTTATAATGTTAAGCCCACAGTTGGGGAATTTATGGCAGAATGGTTGGCGTTGTATCAGTCTCATAGTGGAGAACGAGGAATCTTTTCAAGGGAAGCTGCTAAGTATACGGTTGAAAAGAATGGAAGACGAGATAGTAACTATGACTTTGGAACTAACCCATGTTCTGAAATCATTCTCCGTCCATATCAATTTTGTAACCTTACAGAAGTTGTCGCCAGAGACACAGATAACGGAGATACTCTTAGCCGAAAAGTGCGACTTGCCACTATCTTGGGAACTTTCCAATCAACTCTCACAGAATTTCCATATCTTAGAAAAATCTGGCAGAACAATACTGAGGCTGAACGGCTTCTCGGAGTCTCCATCACAGGAATCCTCGACTGCCCTGTGCTGAATAATGTGAATGATGTGGGTCTGTCATCAAGGTTAGAGATGCTGCGTAGTGTGGCTGTTACTAGTAATAAGGAATTTGCTGATGTTCTCGGAATACCTCAGTCTGCTGCAATCACTTGTGTCAAGCCTTCCGGTACTGTTTCTCAGCTTGTGGATAGTGCTTCAGGCATTCACGCTCGTCATAGTCAGTACTATATCCGTCGTGTTCGCAATGACAACAAAGACCCTATTACACAGTTTCTTAGAAACCAAGGAATACCTGCGGAAGCTGATGTAATGAAACCTTTGGATACAACTATCTTTAGCTTCCCTATGAAAGCACCTGATGGTTGTATTACACGTGATGAGTTGGATAGCTTTACTCACCTGAAGTTGTGGCTTGCTTATCAACGTCACTGGTGTGAACATAAGCCATCTGTAACTGTGTATGTCAAAGAAGAAGATTGGCCCTCAGTAGGTGCATGGGTATGGGAACACTTTGATGAGATTAGTGGAATTTCATTCCTCCCTTGGGATGGTGGTACATACAAACAAGCACCATATGAAGAAATCTCACATCTTGAATATGAAAATATGAAAGATAAGATGCCTAAGACAATTGATTGGGATGCATTCATTGAAACTACCGATAACGTTGAGGGGGCACAACAGCTTGCTTGCGTAGCGGGGGTATGTGAAATCTGATAAAGAGCTTATCGCAGAGGCATTAGGGGGCAGTGAGAAGGCTTACACCACCCTAGTGTCAATGTATAGACAACGAATATACAGATTCATACGTAGGAGGGTGGATGATGACGCACAAGCAGAAGAAATAACTCAGGATGTATTGCTGGATGCATACAAGGGATTAGGGGCGTTTAAAGGCGATAGTCAGCTATACACATGGCTCTGTACCATCGCTAATAGAAAGTGCCTCAGACAGCCGTTTAACAGCCTTAAAACAGACGTTGAGATGGTAGATGTAGTCACCCCTGAATCCTTGTTAGCAGTTAAGCAGAAAATAGAGGGTGTAACTGTTATCTGTGACACATTGCCTAACAAGCAACGTAGAGCATTGTTGTTAAAAGAATACGATGGGTTGTCTTACGTAGAAATATCTGCTATATTAAGTTGTTCGCCTAAGTATGCAAAGAAGCTTGTATGGAAGGCTAAGAGAACAATCAGGAGGAAAATGAATGAACAACAGTGAAAGCTACCAAATGTTACATACACTACGACACCACTTAGGTGTTCGGTTGTATGAAGTAGACAAATCATTAGAAGTTGTATTGACTTTTAAAACCAAAGATGGTAAAGTGCATCAAGTGTGCAATACCTTTGTAGGTAATAGAAATGATTTTAGAATTGCGGAAGGAAAATAAAGATGATTATCAAACTAATCAAAGAAAATGAGGATGGTAGTGCTGATGTTCAGTTGGACGACATAAGCCCTGAGATGATGCAACTTATTGTACAAACTGGCTTTATTAAACTTCTCAGTGATGCATTAGAACAAGCTAAAGAAGATAATAAGATACCAGCATTGTTTAAGAAAGCTGAGTGATGGATAGTTATGAACAAGTAATGAGTAAACAGTATGGCGGTAGTCATTACAAGGGTCATAAGATTCAGCCGTGGGAGATATGGGAAGCCTATGATATGAATGGTTGGGAAGCAAGTGCATTGAAATACTTGCTACGCCATAAGTATAAGGGTGACTCTATAGGTGACTTGATGAAAGCTAAACACAACATCGAGTATTTAATTGCAAAAGAAGAAAGGAAACAACGTGTACAAAATCAAGCGAGTGAAGGGCAGTCTGCCAAAGTCATTGAAAACATCGTTCAAAAGCTACGACCAAGCGAGATCAGCCCTGCGAAAGCACCTGCGGAATCAAGCAGAACTACGTGGCGGGGAGCATCTGACTATGACGATGATGCGCCTCTTGGGATTTGATGTGGCTAAGGTAGCGTAATACTAGTAACAAAAAGGGGCTTCAAATGCCCCTTTTTTATTTGTTTACTTTATAAAACTCTTTTATTTTTTCTAAGTAATTAATAGTTTCTTTTTTAGGTGGTTTCTTACCTGCAAGAACATTATTAGCAGCAGGAGGCCCACCATTATAATCTGCAAATGCAGCAATTACATTTCCTTTATATTGATTATTTAAAGTATATTTTAAATATCTAGAAGCAGCAGCCAGTGACTCAACAGGGTCTAAGTGGTTATGCTTAAACATTCCCCCTTGTAACTTCTGTGTATTGTCCATAAACTGCATTAGTCCTTTAGCTCCCGCAGGACTAACCTTTGTACTATCATTCTTACTAAACTCAATTTTACCATCTTTATAAGATGTATTTTCAGCATATTTTAATGCTCTCAAAGAATACTGGGGTAGCCCATCAGCTTTCTCTAACTTGTCAGCTAATGCATCTAGCATTGGGTCGTCCCATTGTAACTTAGAACGTTGCTCAGGTGTCATAGCTTGTAATTTAGTTATCGCATCCATATTATTTGAGGGGTTTATTAAGTTGTTTGAAGACTTCATCAGCACTAATAGGCTTAACACTGTTACTAATAGCAGGGGCAGCATCAGGCTGTAAGTCAGGTCTTTTACCAGACAAAGGGTTTTTCTTTGGCGCAATAATATCTGCTGGTTTATAATCCCCTGTCTCTGCAAACACACTCTTACCTTCTTTAATACGCTTCTTAGCATGATCTACTGCCTTCTTATATATCGCATCTGGTATGCGTTTATTATTTGGAATAATATCAGTCAACATTAAATTAATTTCAGCTTTAGTTAATGTAGGTACTATAGTTGGGAAATCAATTTCTTTACCTTTAACTTTAACATCAGATGATGACATAGAAAACTCAGTAACATCACTACCGTCAGATGCTTTTAATACACCTAAATAGCCTGTACCTTTGTTTGTACCATCGGGTCGTTTAGTCTCATCAATTAATTTTCCTGATGCTTCACGTTGAGAAGTTGATGCAGGTATGTTACTAGTAACTGGTGCTGTTACCGCAGGAGCAGATGCTGCGGGTGCAGGTGTCATTGGAAATTGCTGACTACCTAACTCTGATGCTGGAACAACAGACGGAGATTCTACGGGGGCAGCTACAGCAGGGAGTGCTACAGGTGCATTACTATAGAAACCACCATAAGGTTGTCTATTATTAATCATAGTTGCAAAGTCATTAGCTACAGCTACAGGGTCTTCTTGTGTAAGCATTACTCTACCAAATACTAAGTTAGACAACTTAGCTTTACTTTGTTTGTTAAACTCATCAATTGCAACAGGTTCTTTACGTCTTGCATCAGTCAATGGTATCTTAGCCATACCAAGTGCTTTTTGTTGTGCTTGTTCTTCTTTGCTGAGTGGTGTAGGCATAGCTACAATTTGACCACTAGGAGTTACACCTAGTGTCAATGTAACACCATGCTTTGCCTCTAGCATTTCTTTCATAGAAAGCATTGACATTACATTACCACGTGCAGCCTTACTAACATTTTCTTTAATAATTGCTTGACTTTCTGCTGGCAACAATCTAATTTTATCACCAATTTTTTTGTAATCATTCGCCAACAACTGAGAATTAGCACCTGTCTCTACGTTAGTAGCTTGAGCAGAACTAATTACATTAAGTTCGATAGCATCTAATACTTTACCTTGAGTTGCTTTATCCAAGGATGTTTGAGCACTAGAGTGTATAACTGCGTGGGCAACTTTTTGATTTTCAGGGGGAACATCAGCAGATACAGGTATTGCCGCAGGATTCTCACCTGCTGCTTTAACAACAGCGGCTGTTTCACGCAGTGCATCCTGCCCTGCTGAATTACTAGTAATGCCATTAGTGTTGTCCAACAATATTTTTTCTTGCTTGACCATAAAGTTGTAAAACTCTTTGTTAGTCAGTTCAAGATTCTTACGTTGATCTCCACCTGCCCAATATGCCATAACCAAACTGTTATTCTGCATAGCAGCTTGTTGTTGAATAGCTAAATTAACCAAGTCACGTTGTTCTTTAATGCTTTTATCACGATAGTTAGACATGATGGTGGACATAGCAGCTAAACCAACACCTTTGTCATCAGCATACATTCTAAGTTGTAAATCAGCAGCACTGTTAACATAGTCTTTCATCTCATCACGTTTGCCTTTAGTAATGTTAGGATTATTAGCAAAATATTTGTCCATTTCATTAATAACTGTAACACGTGCATTTTCAATGTTAGTCTTCATCTGTGCATTGTGCATTTTAATTTGTGTATCAAATGCAGCAGGATTAACATTAATATTTTCACCCTTAGCCATTAATGCCAACACAGGGTTGTAAATATTTTCTTGAGTAGATATTGCAGACGAAGTTACTGTAGCTCCCAAACTACCTTGGAACATAGCTACAAAACTACCACTTAACTTAGACGCTTCCAAATCACTTTGTTCTTGTAAACCTCTGATCTGAGTAGTGACAGCATCTACACCTGTCTTCAATGCTTTGTTTTGATTGAATGCCATAATACGTCTGTCATACTCTGGTCGATTATTCCAAAACAAATCAAACAATTCTTTCTGGCTACCGAATGTTCCGGGAGCAGAAGCAGCCTCAATGTCTTTGAGTACAACCTTCATAGGGTCATATTCAGAATCTTTTTGTGCTTGTTTAGCAAAACGAGCTTTAGCATACTCCATTTCTTTGTACCTATCAGCGTAAGGTAAGCCAGTAATAGTAGCTACCTTTTCACGAATACTCTCTGCAAGACCGGGATATTTAGCAATTGCTTTACGTGTCAATGCACTTACACGTGTAACATATTCTTCGTTAGACATTCCACCTGCAACAGCATCTTTTAATTTTTTAATTTCAATGTCATACTGACCAATAGAAGCTTGTTTACGGGTTGCTGCATCAGCTTGAAGTGAATAACTAGTACTTGTTGCAGCAAGTTTATCACGTTGCGCTTCAATAATAGGTAAAGTTTCTTCTGCCACACCTTTTTTATAAAACTCAGATGTAAGTTCTTCTGCTTCAACTTGTGTTTTACTTACATCATAAGCAACATATTGTTCAGCTAAGAATCCCGCTGCTTTTAACATTGCTCCAGTGGCATTAGCAGATAGTCTAGCACCTTCTGCTCTAGCCTGTATACCTTTACCTAATGTACCTACATCAGCTTGTGCTGGTTCAATGCTTTGTGTTATGTCTTTTGCGTATAATGCCATGTTATTGTCCTTGCGTTGTTAAGTCAGTAATTTGAAACTGTTTAACCATTTGTTCAACTACCATTTTTTCATATTGAGTAAATGCTTCAACCTTGTATGCTTCTTTCATAAGGAGTTTTAAATCCTCACCTGTGTAAGCATTTAAGTATGTCTGTACTACAGCAGCATGTACTTTGTGTGATTCTAAATCATTGTTACGTAATGCAGTAATGGCAAGCATCGCATGTTTGCCTACGTCCTTAGCAGCAGATTTTAATTCGTCAGCATGTGCTTTTCTACTAGAAAACATGATTGACAAATCTTCTTGAGCAGCAGGAGGAATACCAAAACCAATGAGCCAAGCTTCTGTATCTGTAACACGATACATTGCTCTACCTGTTCCACTCATAACTTGGTTATAGTTAGCCATAGCTATACGTGCTTTAGTTACGTTGTTAATTGCAGAGAAACTAGTTCTACCTATCTCTGTTAATGCAACTTGTAACGTACTCATAGTCATTGGTGCTTTAACCATAATACCTATAGCATCACCGAATCCACCTAGAATACGTAAGCCAGCAAAACCTGAAGGGCCAGCTAATACTTCTAAAAAGTTTTTCTCTGGGTCTAACAATCCTTTAACTAAATCTTCATAGTAACGGAATGTATTGAATCGACTACCTAAAGCAAGCTTAGCTTCACCATCTGTGATGACTGCAATCATTCCTGATACAACACCTTGCTGTACAGTAAGACGTTCAATCTCAGTGGCATCTTCAGGTACTACTTCTGTAATTAAATCACGGAAGGGCCATAAGAATGCACCTGATGTTCCCATAACAGCCGTATGTATTACTAGTAACTGTAATGCTTCTTTACGTGTAAACACACGACTATTACCAATTAAACTCTGAATAACGTTCATCATAAGTTTAACTTGATACTGTACAAACTGTGCAGGTATAGACTTCCATCCTTGCTGCCATGTTGCTACGTTAGCCTTAGTCATGTTCTGTGTCAAATCATCTTGACGTTTCATAATGTCAACTAAGGCATCATCTGTCCACCATGCTGCTCCGGGATTAGCTGCTTTAAACTCTCTACGTGCAATGTCATAACTTACAATACGACTTAATGCTTCACCAGAATTAAATGGAGTAGCAGCTACGTTCCCTACTTTACGAGAAATACCATTAAACAAACCAAACTTACCTGTTTCAGCACCATATAAACTACTACTATTGATACCATCTAGTAACCCAGTACGTTTAATAGATCGTACTACTTCTACAAACTCATCTGCATCCATTCCCAAACCTAAGTTACTAACTTTGTTTACGTTAGCAAATGTTCTCCAAATAGACTCTTGGTCACTCATTAATGCCATAGCATACATGCTAGAAGACTTAGCAGCAAACATGCCGTGTATAGGCGAAATTGCTATAGCATTAAATGCATTCATACCTTGCATAAAAAACTGCACAGGATTGAAAGCAAAGAAACTGTGGAACGCAATTGTTCTAGCCCATTGTGGATAATCTTTAGTAGCACGTAGTGCCATACCAACTTTAGCCATTGCTTTGTTGTTACTAGTAGCACCTTCAATGGATTCACTTACAACACGCATAAATCCTACAAAGTCTTTTTCTTCTTTAGTAGGAATATTCATTTGTGCCATAATGTAGTCTTGTACACGCTGAGCAAATATTAAACGTTTACTTTGACCAATGTAAGCACCTTTGTTAGTCAACATATATCTAAATGCTTCTTCAGGTGATTTATCACGCACATTAACAGGCAAATCATCTACAAAAGTATTAAACCAACGTTGTATGTGTGACTCTCTCCACTCAGTAATGGAAGCAACATACGCAGTGTTACCAATCTCAGCAGCTATACTGTCCAACGGACTAACTGTATTGACTGCACTCTCACCATGTACTGATAATACTTTATCACCACGTTTACTGCTAAAGTTACTAGACAAACCAATAGACTCACCAATGTAGTCATCATCTGTTCTGTTGTAACGCAGTTCAACTTTATAATTGTCACCAAGTTTACCACTGTTAAACATCTCTAACAGTTCTTCAGGTTTCCAACCATAAGGCTGCATCAATCTAGCTGCATCTTGAATAGTTAACTTACCTTGCTTAAACAAAAAAGCTGCTTCATTAAAAGATTTAATGTAGGCATTAGCATCACTAGCTGTTGCAGCAGTGCGGTGAGTATGTGTAACAGTCTTCATTGTACCATCAATGTCATAGTCAGATACAATTTTTACAAAGTACTCATCACTATACAAACGTCTGTATTCACCAGTACGATAAGGTATAGCTTGGTCAATCTTGTTAATGTTAAAGTTGCCATCTTTAAATGCAAAGGTTTGACGATTCTTACCATCAATCAATACAGGGTCAGTAGACTCAAAGAAACGTAGACCTTTTAATTTAGCTTCTTCAATAAACTTCTCACTAACTCTGGTAGCTACACCTTCATCACCAACATACACTGTCTTACCTATTGTTGGTGCTACTTCTTTAACAAACATATCAAAGCCACCATCATCTAGCTTCATTGCACTAGATAGTTTAACATAACCCTTACGAGTTAAACTCTTAGATGCAACATCATTTCGCATCTGATGCATTACATCACGCAATGCTCTTACTTTGTAATAGGCTATACGAGAATTTTTAGTAGCACCCATACCTGCAAGTTCTACATCGTTAAATACTTTACCTTCTTTATCGCCTAACACTAACGCATCATTCAACATAACCATCTCAGAGCGAGACAGTTTCTCAACTGATGGACGAACAAAATTAGTCAACAACTTGACATATCTACTTTGTTGATTAATACCTGTTACCCGTTGTGTATATAACTCTTTAGATGTTGACAAAGCCCAATCACCTAAAGCAAATCTACTTACACTATTAATATCATCATCTGAATATTTACCAATAATAGAGTAATCTAACTTTCTATTAACTGGTTGTTGCAATAACCAACCTGTTTTAAGTCCTGTTTCAGCAGCATTAATAGCGTTAATCTCATCGTTAACTGCTTGTAAATCTCTTTGGATTGTGTCTAATGTACGTGTGCTTAATATAGCTGCACTAGCTTTGTCTCCAATAGAAGCTGATGCATCTATGCTTTGTTTGTTAATATTCTTAACGTGTTGGTTAAGCATCTTTGCTGTATTAACATCTACGCTACCAATAACAGGTACAGCCCCTGCTTTAACAAGCAAATCGTTAATATACGCAGCAATAATTTTAAAACCATTTACAAGTTTAGCAAAAGCCTCACCTAAAATAGTTGTAGGTACTTCATCACTAAATGCCCACTTAGCAAAGTTTTCAGCAAAAAACTCACTGTAACTAGACAACCATTTGTGCATATCTTTTTCTACTTCTAGATATGCTGCCTTATTACCTGCAAAATAGTCGTCAATAAATTGGGATAAACTTTCTGCTGTAGTAATACCACGATATTCTAATAATGCTTCCAGCGGTAATTGTTGGCTAACGTGCCGTTTAAATCCTTCGCCATCTTCCCACTTCATTCCTTTTGAACGTAACCATTTATTGAAGTTACTAATCATAATAGGAGAATGCGTTATTGAAAACTGTGCTTCAAAAGCATGTGCATATTCATGTGCAAATGTTTCCATGTATGACTTTAGTGTGTACGTAGACTTACCAACTGTACCCACACTATTACGCATTACAATAACACTAGTATTGTTTTTATATGAGAAGTGTACTGCTTCAGCTTTTGTATATTTAGTATTTAACAATGCAACTAAATCTTTATACATAGGATTAGCAATCATAGTTTTCATTTGTAAAACAATGATTTTTCTATTTTCCATACCCAATGCTTTACCTAAAGCAGCATGAAATTGTGCAATGAATCCAGTTTGTGCGCCATCTTGTATGGATATGTTGTCCATAACTTTAATGGTGCTATCTTTTGCTAGATTAGAAACAACTGCACCTACGACACTACTACTGCTTTCTACACCACCAGCATCACCTCCACGAGCACTAGTTCTAGGCACTTGTGATGCTACAAGTATTTCATCATTTTCACCACGAGCTAAGTCACCATTAACTTTAATGTACTCACGTATTTTAGCTGCATGTTCAGATATTTGTTTATCATCCCAACCAGTAGCTTTAACCAACCATGCTTTAATTTCTTTGTCTGACTTACTAGTAGCAGTCTTGCTACCAATCTGATAAACAGCCTTATCTATGTCATCTTCAAAGATAAGTTCATCAGTCTTATAACGGGGCTTAGAAGACACTAAACTCTTAGGTGGTACGTCCCTATCTACCTTACTAGTAACAGGGGTTACTGGGCCTTTGGTGACTTCCTTAAGGGTCTTATTAGCTTCCTCTGCTGCTGTTAATAACTCTGCTTCTAACTCTTGCTTACGTTTAGCTAAATCAACCTTAACACTTTGCTCTACAATAAATCCTGTGTTGGTGGTATCGGGGATAACCTTCATCCCCATCTTACCATCTGGGTCAAATACTTTTAAAGCTGTCTCAGCAGCTTCTTTAGTAAGGTAGGATGTGGCATTCTCAGGCTTTAAATATACCTTACCAGTGATGAGTGTACCATCAGCAGACAAAGTAAATGGGTCTACTGAATGAATACGTGGATTGTTGGCAGTAGAATAAATAGACTTTAGTTCTGCAAGTTGTATAGCAGCTTCTTCTGCACGAACACCTTTAGCAGAAATAGTATTCTGCAACTCATCAATGAGTTTTTGTACTGGCTCACGAATTACTTTCTGTAAGTCATGTGCAGCGGTTGTAATGGAATCAGGCAATACTTTGGTAGCACTCATACTGACAAGCTTAGTTAAATCAAGTGCAGCATTAATACCTGTAAGTTCTCCAGCAACTACACCAGCAGCTTGTAAGCGTTGTTTGTTGGCTACACTAGTTAATATTTTAGTTGCTTCAGCAGTTACAATGTTTGCTTTAGCACCACCTGCTGCCATTGTACGCTCAACATTCATTACCTTATCTGCATTTTTAAGCAAACCTATACTTTTATATCCAGCACCAACTAACCCTAAAATAGAACCAACAACACCAATTCTATCCAACCAATCAGACCAACCATCCCATGTTTTTTCTCCACCTGTTGCAACCTCTTGTACCACACCTGCGGCTTGCCAATTAGAAATTAACAAACCATCTTGTAAGTCACGATGTAATCCAGTAAGCCATGCAGTTTTTTGATCTTCAGGTAAACTTTGAAACACAGCTTGTAAATATGTAATTGTTTTATTTCGACCTGTAGTACGTGATATTGCGTCTTCTGGAACACCATATTTAATAGCCACTCTATCAATAGCTGGGCCTTGCTCAGCAGCAAATGGAGTTAGTTCGTAACCAATACCTTTAACAATGTTCCAGATACTAGCACCATTTTTAAGTTCTTTTTCTAATGCTGCTTGTGCTGCAACTTGAGTAGTAAGTGTGTCTACACTGTTTTTAATTTCTTCTTTTGTATTATTAAACAAAACAGCAGGGTTTTTAATTGCAGTTGTTTCAATAGCTGTTTCAGTAAGTTCACGCATCTTAGCACGAACAATTTCTACATTTTTAGCAGACTGTGCTCCATACAATGCGTTACGTGCTTTAAGTGTATCTAGTGCTTCTTGAACAACACTTACCTCACCACTAGTAGCTGCATTAATTGCTGTAATACGATCTATCTCATTATTCTCAGCGACAGTTTTACGCCAACTTTCATCTACCAGTTGGTCATAGTTAACTTTGTCAGGTACGTTGTTGTCTCCTGTAGCTAACACTGAAACACCTTTAAGAATGGAATAATCTTCCATTCCTTCTATTTGTTGTGGAACTGTATCCTCTGCTGTATACAGTGGTGGTTTTTCTTCAGTTGTTTTGTCTTCAGAATACAAATTCATGTTTGTCCTTATGACACTTTAGGTGCTGGAGATTTAAATGCACCTGCTCCACCAACAGCACCAAAGATTGTACTACCTAATCCTGCTACTGCTGCGTACTCATTTGCTCTGGAACTAGCCATAGATGCTTCACCCATTGCTCTAGAATAATCTAAACCTGCTTTACCTATAGCAGTATTAACAGCAGCTATTTCAGACATGTAACCAAGGTTGCTACCTAGTTGGCTACCTATGCTAGATACACCCCCAGCAAGTCCACTACCTCCCATACCACCTGTTTGAGCACCAACATTAAGCATACTACTTTGTGCTACACGTGCTTGTCTAATTTGCTGTCTTACAGATCGTATATTCTGAACCTCTGCTTTTTTACTTTCTGCGGCATATTGGCGTTCAGATGCTTGTTGAGCACGTTCAGTTGCTTCTCTACCTTTTCGTGATTCATCAATAGATTTTTTTGTGCCATAGGCATATGTTCCTATACCTACTACTGCTGCTGTAAATGCCATATTATTCTCCTATATACTTTCCATAAATTAATTCGTACAATTGATAATTAAGTTTTTCAAGCGGTTTAATTATCATTGGTACGTATGGTTTTGCATGGTGTACAATAATGCTTGCTCCATTGTCTTTAGCAAGTTGTTCTGTTGCTACTAGTAATCTTGCACCAATGGTAGAGTGTCTATATTCAGGGTGTACATACACAACATCTACATTAGCATATTTATGATCTTGATAATGAATGTGGCTAGATAACAATATAATACTGTAACCTACAATGACTTCATCTTTATATACAACAATGTTATATAAAGAGTCTGTTTGTTGTAACGATACATATTTATTTACATCTGGTTTTAAATATACTTTGTCTTTATTTAACGCCAACTCACTCCAATGCATATACAAAATATCTTTAGCTTGTTCTAAGAACAAAGCCATGTCTACATTGTACTCATACTTATACATTTTGATTACCTAAGAATGTTGTTGTCCAACCAACCATCTGCATATCTTTACCTGTTTGACTTGAGAACTTAAGTTGTAAAGCTTTACCTCTACCTCTCACCTTATTCTTATTAATGACTAGTGGATAACCATCGTCAAATGTAGTTAGTGGTTCAGCAAAGTAAGGTCTAAGTTGTCTATATATTTCTACTTCAGCTTGCCACTTACCCGCATAACTATTATCTGTAAAGTCCCATCTAGTTTGCATCATACAACCACTAGGGTTAATAGGGTTAGTGTTTTCATCAAATGTAGTTTCTGTACGCTTCATAAACGTAGTGATATACTGAGCACTCTTAGCACGTGCAGGGCCTACTTCAGCCATCTCATACCCTGTAATAAAATAAGCAGACTTCTCTACACCAGCACTATTATAACTATACCAATCTTTAAACTTAGTTGTAGCTGTACGTGTATTCTCAAAGTCAGCAAATGTAAACGAGTAGTTGTTACTAGTAACAGGGTGCAACGTTAAAAACTTAAATTGTTGTACAGTGCCGTTAGTTACAGACAATGTAGCAATAACACTATCAGCACTTACCAATACACTATCTGCACCAACCAACACATCATAGGTGCTACTACTCAATGTAGTTTCTTTGGTAATCTCTAATGACACAGGAATTACACCTAACGTAGTATCAAAGTCAAACCAATACCAACTACCAAGTTTAATATCTAGTGCCAATACAGAAGTCTTGTTATAACGACCACTACTAGTAGAACCAGTATCTACGTTAGAATAGAGCCAATAAACTAGTTTATTACTGACGTTATAACTACCTTCAGCATACACTTTATTTAACACAGGAATGTTTTGATAAAACGTTTTAATGTTTTTATCACTAATGTTTTGTGAACTAAATTCAGCAGCACTAGTGCCGGGGGCAATGGTGTAGATACCTGTATTACTCCAGTAGAGTAAACTGTCTTCTACAGCTACAATTGATTTAGCAGATGTACAACCCACATTACTAATACGAGCTACTGAATAGTTAGATGCAGTGAATGCTGTGTCAATACCACTGATAAACCACACACCATTACTTGCTAACACTGTAATACCACGACCAAGTGGTTGTAAAGCAATGATTTCACCAGCTTCAGGAATTTGAATTACACCACCATCTGTATCTAGCAAATCACTAAACACTTCAGAAGTAGGGTCATTCTGTTGATAACATTTACCTACGTTACTAATAACATCCAACACTTGACTAAAATATACAGTGCCAAGTTCTTTAGCACTACCAACACCAGCATACCATGCACGACCAGCAAAGAAAGCACACACCTTGGGTCTGAATGCAGTGGATGTAATGATGCCACTTCTATCTTGATAGAAAGCATTTAATATGTTACGACCTTTAGGTGCAGGTGATGTACCAAAGTCTTGTTTGTTTAATAGTGCAGCATCAAAGTCATCGGATGTATTCTTACCTGAAATCCAATTCTTACTGTTAGCTGGTAGTTTACTTGCATTAGCTGTTTTATATGTAGTTATTAATGCGTCTGTCCATCCTTGGTTATACAAGTTATATTTAGCTTGTGTAAGGAATGTAGGAGTTAATGCTGTCCACTGAGCTTCAGTACGCTCTTGGTCAACAGCTAAAGGAGATTCAAAGCCTTCAAAGTCACGTATATTAATTGTAATTGTAGTTACAGTAATTGTATCTGTAGCTTCTGTATACTCAACCAATATAGGGTTAGTACTAGAAGTAGTTACAATGAGTCTACCATAAGTGGATGCAAAACTAGCCACATCTGTACCATCGGTAGCAGTAGTGCCTGTGGCTTTATAAGAACGTAAATCAATTGTAAATGACTTTCTAGTTGAACTAACGCTTCCTGATAAGGAATCATAGAACGACAGAATGTAGCCAGTTTGCACCACAAAGAAATTCAACCCACCATTACCACCAACTGTAGACCAATTACCCACAGTAAATGCCCACAAATTCTTTTGGTCAGCAGTAATGGCACTAGCGTAGAGTTGATAAAGACTTTCATAGTCAATACCATTTCTACGCTGTAATACACCATCTACATTTGGATAGACATTAACACCATCTTTCCAACTGTTTTCAGGCGTGATGAAGTAGCCCCCTTCTGTGTTGAGGCCACCTACAAAAGTAAAACTGCCCTTAACACTAGGTGCTACCATATTATACTACACCCTCAATAGGAATGTTTCTACGTTGTGCAATTGCAATGATGCGATCACGACGAGTGAACAAACCTTTCAACTCATCAGGTACTGGGCCTGACATAGAATAACGAACACTGTATAGTCCACTAGGTGTAGCTTCAATGACTAGGCTATTAACTTCACCAGCTAACTCACGCATCTCTTTACGTTCCTTAGCCATCTGTTTCTGCTTAGCAGCTTTCTCCATTACTTTGTCGAAGACTTCGCTCATTTCATTTCACCTTTCCACTTGTGACCATTCACATCTTTAATTTCTTTAGAATGCTTAAAAGCTTTTTGTTCCATCTCAACAGCCTTGTCGAGAAACATGTTCCGTGCTTCTTGAGGAATTGATTTATCATTAGCCATCTCCCTATATTTTTGAGGTGTCAATTCTTTTTTATTTTTCATTACCTTCTCCCATAATTAACTTTACCATTATACTTAGCTTCGCCATTCTCATTACGCCAAGCTTCATTACGCATTGTATTCCTACCACGTTGTGCTCTACGTTCTTCTCTACCATTTGCTTGTTGTTTCAAGTTAACAAATGCTTGAGCCTTAGCTTCGGCTAGGAGGGTAGGAAAGAACTTCTCAGGGAGGTTAGGAACAAAGGTGTCTACGTGAGTCCAACTAGCTTGTACAACAGCGTATACGCTTGTTTTAGCCCCTACAAGGGTGCTTTCTACAGCAGAGTTATACCCATCAAATGTAATGTACTTGTCATCATAGCTAGTCCAATATTGTGGGTCTGCATTAATGACATAACCATTAGCATCTATTACACTAGCTTGAACAACTCTGTTGTCAATAACATCTTTAAATTCTTCGGGGGTGATGTACTCTACATCTTTCTTGTTGTATTTAATCCACTTTACTTTATTCCAAGTATCACTCATCATCATCTTGGTAGGATTATTAGTATCACCTAAGCCAGTAAGTTGCACAAGTTGAAACAAAAAAGGCCAGTCTCGCTGGCTAATAATTTCAAAGAAAGCTTCTTTAACAAGGTCTGCTACCTGTACTGATTCTACTGTCTCATCAATAGAACTCACAGGGTCACTGTCCATTGCAGACAGAATGTTCTGCGTCATATCTAACAGCGTTAATTTCGCCATATTATGCTCCTGCGAAAATAGCGTTTATTTGCATTGCATACAAACGTATATTACCACTTCCACCAGTATTTTGAATGTACAATTCAACATAGTCATTAGTAGCCATAGTTAATGTGTGTACACCAACTAAGTTATGTTTTTGTCCACTAGTTGTAGTTGTAATTGAATAACCATTAGACACACTACCGTTTTCATATATGGCAACAACTAAGTCTCTATCCGCACCAGATGTTTGGTCTAATGACACAGAGTAACTAACAAAAACAGGTACAGTGTCTGTACCAGTGTATGTAAGACGACCAGTGGTCGATTCAGTAAAGTTAGAAGAAAGTCCACCTGCTGTAGTTGTAGGAGCAAGTTTAGTAAATGAGGATGGATAAGTAAGGGTATATGGAGTAGCTAAATTAAAGAAATGTACTTGACCATGAGGTGTACCTGTAAAGACAAAATTACCGCTTCCATTAACAGTAATTGTATCACCTGCTTGACCATTAGTAGTAAGACCAGCAAGTTGTGGTGGGCTAAGTTTTTGCCATGTTCCACTGCCAGTACCATTGGATACATAAACTTTATTAACTGTAGCAGCAGCTACACCTTTAGGTTCATGGATATTCGGGTCAGTAATTGCGGAGTGTTGTACTGTTGCGATAATATATTCTCCAAAAGAAAAGTGGAGAGAGCAACCGGGAACTCCCAGTCCAAACTCTCTCCATCTTCACATTACACGTATTCTACGATAATTGTAGCTGTACCAGCGGTATAAGTACCAGTGATAGTGACATACAAGTTAGTAGCAGCAGCATACGCTTTAGGAGGGAGTTGACCCTCTGTAGAAGTATATGCATAAGAGCCTTGAGCTTGAATAGCAGCATTAGCTGTCAGAGAAGCTGTAGCACCTTGTGTAGCTGTAATCCAGCCAGCAGGTGTAGTTGCATCACCAAATGCCAATGAAGTGCCGCCAACCCAAGCAGTACCAACCTTCATGTATACGTTTTTAACAATAGAGCCAGCAGGAATCTCTATCTTAGCACCACTTGCACCAGAGGTGCTTTGATAAGTGATGTTCAACTGAGCACTTTTGTCATTGCCGTCAACTTCGTTGACACCAGCATCATTGCGCTCAGGGAAATTATTACCAAAACCGACAATCAAACCATCGGCATTAGTCCATGTATTAGCACGAGTCATTTTATAATCCTTTCAGTATTAGATGGTGTTCTTGGTGATAACAGAAACCAAACACTCAGGACGATAGAGCTTCAAACCAAAACGAGCATTCATAACGTATTCGTCACGACGCAGGTCTTTGTTACGCTCATATTCAACACGAGGCATTTGGCGATATGCACCAACAAACGGAGTCAAGTCACCACCAACAGACATGAACAAGTTCACAGTTGGAGTAGCAGGAACAGTGACACCACCCAAAGTAGATGATGCAGCTTCAGAGGCAGCAGGAAGGAAGTTAGACACGTAAACATCGAAACCAAAGATGTTACGGATAAAACGCATACCTGTCACTTCGTTAACAAAACCACCTTGAACAATACCTTCAAAGGCAGGGTTGTTAGTAAAAGCTTGAGCACCAACCAGAGTGTTAAACACATACTCTTGTGAAGGGTCGATAATGGCAACACGAGCACCACCAGCTTGTGCTTTGTCCAAAGCGTATTTAGCTTTAGCAAAGTCAGCAAGTGCCAACACAGTGTTTGAACTACCTGAAGCTACAAAGCGGTGGTCAGCACCATTAATAGCGTTTGCATTACCAGATGTTTGTTGATTGGCAAGAGAGAATACAGAAGATTCCAAATTCTCATCCAATGCACGACGCATCTTAGTAGGGAACATACCAATCAATTGAGCAGCGTAGTAGCTGTCTTGTTTGGCTTTATCAGTGATGTATGTAGCGGATTCTACATAACGATCAATTGTGAAAGTGAATTCACCAGTATCCATTGCGTCATACACAACAGGGGTAAGTTCAGCAGTCTCACGCATTGGCAACTCGCCAACAGAGGGAATAGTAAATTGATTACCATCAGGGAAACCATTGAGCATACGAACATATTTCGTACCCATCAATTGTTCTTGCAACACATCTTTCAATTCGGCAGACCAAAGTTCTGTGCGAACTAAATGGTCATTAACCTTTGCATAATCTGTACCAGCCATTTAAATCTCCTTATTGCCCAAAATATAGGGACGGGTTTTTTGTAACAGTTTGTTGTAACTTATATTGGAAGTCTTGTGACCAATATAGAGAAGGATTCTCTTTACGAATCTTAGCGGCCCATTGTTTTGTGCCCTCAATATTTGTCCTATCGCCACCAGTAGAAGGTACTGAAGTTGTATTCATAGAGCCAGTATCCATAGTGTTTGAGTTGTTTGGAACTACTCCAACAAACAAAGATACAAACTCTTGCGGGTCATTAGCTGCCAATTCCATCAAGATACGTCCTTTAGCTTGTGTTGTTGCACGTTGCTTAAAGATTTCTTCTGCTTTCTCACCAAACTTTTCTTTCATTAGTTTGTCAGCCAACATTAGATTATCTTGTTTTACTTTAGCTGCTTCTCGACCTACTAACGTCTTCTCTACAAGCTGTTGCACATCTTCAGGGGTATAACCCTGAGCAGGAGGATTGTCGTTCTCTGGTGCATTGCTATGTTTCGACATACGTTCCAAAACATCATCAATTGTTTTAGCTGCCATAGTTTGCTCACGTAGTTTACGATTTTCCTCTTTCAAGGTTTCAATAAACTGGTCAGCATTTGTGTAAGCTTTAGCCAATTCTTCTGGTGTTTTGTATTTTTGCGTTTCACCAACAAGTGCGGTAAAAAGCTGTCCCTCAGTTGTCGCTGTGGGTGTATTGGTGTTCTGGTTGTCTTCAGAGCCACCGAAAATTGTTGCATTGGTCATGCGGAATCTCTCCTAAAAAGTTGACTGCCTTAGTGTCATGTTTTTGAAAAACGTTACCCTTTGGCAGAATCAGGTAACAAAGATAGTACAAAATCAATCATTTTTGTCTGTCCCATCTGATAGCTAAGCTTAGCATAATGGTTAGGACAGTCAAAGTCATCCTTCTTAACATTGTTAATATCTTCACTCATATTACTTAATGTCTTATATAAAGCTTCAAATACATAACTACTATTATTCCAAGCTTTAATAAATTCTTCATTACTACTATCTATAGGTTTATTGTTAAGTAATAGTTTATTCATTATATTACATTCCTTCTTCCATGTCAAGTGGAGCACCCATAGGGTCTACAGCAGCTTCAGTTTGTACATCTTCAGAGGCTTGATTCATCAATCGTTGTGTCTCTGCTGCTTCAAATACAGAAGCATTATCCTGTACAATCTTGTAGTTCTGCCATCCCAAGTTCTCCTCTAGAGCCTTGGCAATAGCCTTACCAGACATGTGTGCAGCCACACCGGGGATGCTTTGTACAGCATTGATAGTTTGTGTCAACTCTTGTACAAACCTAGCTTGGTCAGCAAAGTGACGTGCTCCAATAGGATAAATCTTACCTTCTGCCATCAAGTCTGCTTTACTGATCTCCACAAAGCTTTCTGTGTTATACTGCTCATCAATGGCACGAATACGTTCTACACCTTCAAAGTTACGGATAGCTTCAGCCAACATGCCATTCAACAGAGGTTCTAGAATGTTACGTTCAAACCAACTTACCTTGCTTTGGAAGATACGACCAGCAGCATTCTCCAAGGTTTGCACTTCATACTTGGTCTTCTCACCGGGAGTACGGATACCCATAGCTTGCTTAGGAGCACCTGCTAGTTCCTCCATACGACCCATCAGTTCAGCAATCTGCATGTCTGCTTGCAACGCTGTAGCATCAGGACGAAGGAAGTCTACCTTACCCTCATCTCCCACAAAGATTGTAGCTCCGGGTTCGTATTCAAACTCCTCTACAGTGTTACCATAGATCACCATGACAGGGTAGGCAATCAAGTCAAACACGTCTGCCTTCAAGTTCTCAAGGTGGTCAATACGATATTGCATACCTACCAACTGGTCTAATGGGCCTTGTGCCCACAGGTTATCTGTACGCAATCTCCAACCACAATGGTGCATAGGTTTGTTACCTGTCCACAACGGATTAGGTTGTTTACGCAACACCCACTTACGATCAATAATGGTAATGAGTTGATTACGCAACAGTGTCTTGGTGTCTGGGTCATAAATGTCACCCCAGAATTCCAACAACTCAACCATGTCACTTTCTAAATATTCATCAGCACTACCAAAACCATCAATAGCCATGTTAACTTCTTTCTTAAACTCAGGGTCATCCCTATAGTTTTGACGGAAAGAAATAGCCTTATCTACAACTGCTTTGCTGTAGTTAAGGTTGGGCTTTGTTTCTAGGTCTGTCATCAGATCGCCAATTGATTTTAGCATTCTTCGTACAACAGGAGTCTTACTAAAGTCTTCAGCTAATGGGTTAAACACAATGTCATTAGGATTAATACGATAGGCTTTAGGGCCAATATATCTATTAACTACATTACCTTCTTTATCACTAATAACATCTCGTACATAATCATAAGTAACAATTACATTACCAAAGTCAATATAATCATATACAAGTTGTGATACCAACAACTGAAAGTTAGATGCTTTTAGTTTCTGTTTTAGGTAGTTTACAATGGCCTGTCTCTTAGCTGCTAAATCTTTATCTTTATTAGTAGCCTCAAAGAAAAACCAATTCTCAGATGGAAACAATGCAGCCATGTAATTAGCATGTAGATTATCTCTAATCTGTGTCAATTTAGGTGTTACAGTGGAGTTCTTCCAAGGTAGTTTACTATTAGATGTTTTACGTGTGTCAGTTGCAAAGATATAATTACGCAACTCTTGTTGATCAGTTTTCCATACACTACGTGCTGTATCCCACCGCATCCACATGTCAGCAATCTTATTAGCTAAGCTGTCATCATTATAACTTACTTGTACATTCTCGTTCATTTATTATATCCTTTAATAAGAAACGCCACCATATTTAGAATTAAAAGCGACTACATTAGTGCGCTTTCCCCATGTCCGATTCGACATAGGTGCTTTACAAATTTCAATACAAGAAGCTAATGCATCCTTAATATCATCATGTTCAGGATTATTCATCATTAATTCTTCTTCTAATGTCTGACAATTACCACCTTTATAATGCCATATCTGGTTATTACTATAACGTGGTTCTAAGATTGTAGCAATACGTTCTGCTTTACGCATAGTTTTAGGGGGATTATATTCGTCAATTGTAAATACAATGTTTTGACTACGCATATAATCTTTAAATTGTCCAACAATAAGACGTTGTGCAGCTACTACTTCACAACGCATCTTTTTAAACTTCCATTTACGATATATAAGTTCAGCCTTATCATACATAACAGATATTTTATTAGTTTTAAATCTGTCAATATCTAAGACATAAAAATTATTATCTTCATCTACTCCAACCACCATAATAACAGTGTAGTCAGAGTTTGTGCCAATAGAATAAGCAAAATCCATAGCAGCATAAATGTGTAAAAGTTTGTCTCCAAAATACCACGCTCCACTAAAGTTTTCAATCTTATCACGTTCATAATAGTTGAACCTACTACGATCAATAAGTTGTGTTTCTACAGCATTAGGGTTGTTGTAATATTGAGCATAGAACTGTGTTACATCCAAGTACTTAGCCTTCTTACGTGCCAACTCTCGTGCATCAAAGCCAAATGTTTTACCATCTGTTCTACGTTGTTTAGGCCAAAGAAATTCACCACCTGTTTCCACTACACGCTCAAATACTTCATACACTTCATTCTCAATCTCTGTCTCATCGTCATCAGACATGTACACTTCAGTCATTTCCATCATGTCTTTGTACAAGTCTCCGGGATGGTAGCGAGTACCTACAGCCCACTCTTTAGCACCTGTAGATTCAATTGAAGATAGTTGTGAGTAGAATGCTCTAACCTGATCTCTACCTAGCTGTGTATAAGCATTATCAGGCACTACAACGTCATCTAGCACAGCTACATTACAATGTAACCCTGTGACGTTAGCTGTAATACCTGCTGCTTTAATTGTAGCATCACGAACACCTTCTGCCTTACGCTTAGGGTGATCTACAGAGATTTCATCCATAGACCAACGCTCTCGTTTACCTTCCATCTCATTAACCATCTCAGGCCAATAGAATCTATATATGTCTGATAAGAATATATCCTTAACAGCTTTAAGTTGTTTTTCAGCCAAGTTAGCTGTAGCAGAGACATACAGCACTGTAGTCTCAGGATGCTTAGTAACCCACCAAGCAACCCTATAAGCAATCATTGCACTCTTTTGGTGGTCACGTGGCAACAAGACAAGTTGGTTGTCCTTAGCGTCTTCTCTGCTCCACCATGAACACAATTCCTCATGTACTGCACCTAGCATACGATGTGGTGCAATTAGTTTAATAAACGTCAGAAGGTCAGCTTCTGCTGCCTGTTTAACCAGTTCTTTTTCAGTCACCACTTAACCTTATCTGCCCAATATGCAGCACTCATCTTGCCTTTAGCAATGTTGCTTGCATGTCGAGCTTTAAAACTCTCTCTACGTTTACGAGAAGCATCAGACTCACCTTCTCTCTTAGGGCTACCTGACACACCCTTTTGACCAAATCGAATGAGTTTTTCTTTGTCACCTACCTTAGCCAACACTGCGTGACTCTTGGTAGGATGGCTTGGTGTACGCTTAGGTTTGTTATATCCAGAAAACGACTCTGAACCCTTCTTAATCATGTTTCTTCTCCAATAACTTCTGGTAAACATTTGTAACTAACTGTTAGATTAGGACGCTCATTCATCATATACAGTTCTAATGCTTTGTAATAGGCAACTTGCATACATGCTTCGTATGTTTCGTGTCTGCTACGGGGTTTATCCACAATAGGTTCAATACACTCATTAATTGCTAGGCATAATACAAATTCTATTACAAACATTATTTAGTCTTTCGTGTTTTAGCAGCTTGTTTAAATTGCTTAGCTGTAGGAGCACCTTTACTACCTACCTTACGCATCTTCTCACCACTACCTTCTTTGATACGTTTACGCTTTTTATGGATGTTTTCGTATAGTCCAGCCATTATTTCATCTTCCCTGTTTTAGTGCGTGAAAAGCTTCTATTGTTACTCTTACTAGTAACACGTAGATTACTTCGTTTGTTACCACCACCTTTACTAAGCGGTTTCTTATGGTCTACATCTTTACCATCACCCTTGCTAACTTTACCTTCTTCCATAAGTTTACGTCTAGCACCATTACGTTTAGCCCTATCTTTAACGACAGATGGTTTACCATCATAGGCTTGTTGTTTTTTGTAATCTCTTTTCCCTGCGGTCATGTAAGGCATTATTTCTTTCCTCCAGCAATGATACCAAGTCTAGCCATATCTCCTGCTATACGCCCTGTAGAGGGTGCTATAACCTCTTTAACCTCTTTAGGACGGCCTACAGGCTTCTTAACACCACCATCTACATAACCCTTCTCAGCAAGCCATTTAGCGGCTGCTGTACCACCGGGAAGACGTGCATGTTGTTTCATTTGTGCAATTGCTTCAGACTGTAACTTCACTGCTAACTCTGCTTGCCATTTATCTACGTGTGGTTTAATTATGGGGTGATTACGTACTTCTTGCCAGTGTTCCCAATCACCTAGTAGTGCCATAGCAACAGAATATTCAGAGGGGTCACGACACTCTAAGAATACATCCTTACAGTGTTGTAACGTGTATACAGGTTTAAACTTTACATCTACACGAGCAAATTCCTTAAACAAGCCAAGGATAACACGCTTACCACTACCATCTAAAAACTGTGTTCTATCAATCATTGTCATCAATTATAGTTATGTTACGAATCATGCCTCGTGGTATTTGTGTACGACACCCAACAGTGCCATCAGCAATATAAGAGGATGTTAATACTAACCCTTCAGGCCCGTCATATAAAACGTATCCTATTTGACTTACCATTACAGGTTCGTATATAAAATCATCATGTGTTGTCCAAGGAGTATCATCTAAATCAGATGCATCCTCCCACTCAACATATGCCATTTTCATTTTTTACTTTTATTCTTAGCTGTACGTTGACCACGCTTAGGTAGGGACTTACCAGCTTTACTTAAAGCTATAGCAATTGCTTGCTTTTGTGGAACACCTTGTTTCATTTCTTTACGAATGTTTTCTGAAACTGTTTTATTACTACTTCCTTTTTTCATTGGCATGTTAAACGTTCCTTTCAAAGTGTGGACAATCTACAAGTGACTTAAAATTACCACCCCAACGATTTTTAGGGTGGAGACTTTCCCAATAATGACCAAGAGGTGCAATAATTTCTTTATCCCAAATGATCTTACCGTCTTTAAAGAAGTTTAAATCCATTGCACAACGCTTTAAATGAATGGAGTTCATTGTCTTACTACGGCCTGTCTTAAAATAAATAGCCTGTTGTTCTGGTGTACGTGCAAGTTCTCCACCTGTCACTTTAAAGCCTTGTTCTGTAGCATATTGAATAAGCTTACACATGTCTAACAGGAAAGCTGCTTGGTGATCTGATAGACTCATTTCTTACTCCTTAAATCAGCTAGTTTTTCTATTGTTCTACCACCAAAATATGCACCCATTATAAGCATTCCCCACTGACCAAGCAGAGATACGTAAGACTCGTTTGCATTCAAACCATAGGCACTCATCATAGCAAACACAAAGTAACCTGTAAAGATGGCTATAAGGCTCATAGGACGTATGTTCTTGGACAGCCATGAGTCAGATGACATGTCTGCACTCCAACGATTAGACACATTATCTTCTTCGTTTTGTGCAGCTTTAGCAAACATCTCAAGTTCAGCAAGTTCCATCTTAGCCTTCTCAATGCCAAGTTCTAACAGCCGTTCTTCATGTGCATACTGTAATTCACGAAGTTTAGCTACATCTTCAGCACTAGGATTATCTGGAATCTTTACACCTAAAGTTTTTTCTACAACATCTTTACCCTTAGCTTGTATTGCACTAGACAATAGTCCTAGACCATTCTCTGCAAGTGTTCCTAGTAATGCACCTATAATTGGAATCATTTTTTATCCTTTTCATGTTCTAACTCTTTACGAAGTTGTTCTATTTTTTTTACTTCATAATGTACTTCTTGCCTAACAGTGTTAATATCCATTAACATAAACCCAATTATAGGCAACATTATTACAAATATAAACACCATTACAATTAAACCAATTAAAAACCCCATCTTATCTTCCTGTCTATTGTTATTAACCAAAACAGAAGGAGGAGGTATATAGTAATCAGACTCACTGCTCCTATTTGTAGGGCTTTGTCTTGTAGGGAGCTTATTAGTTTTCTTCGTTGCCATAATGCTTCCCTTGCTTTACGTTCTGCTATAAGCCTTTCTTGTGTTTGTTCTTCCTCTAATCTTGCATATTCTTCTTCAAATCTACTCCACACTGCACCTAATTCTGGGTCTACTTGATAAATTAAAAACTCTCTAAGTTCTGTTGCTTGTCTTTCTAGTTCTATTTGGTTTAATATGTTATCTAATGCTTGTGCTTTTAAACTTTTTGCAGGTTTCTTCTTTTCTTCTTCTATTACTTGTTTAACTTGTTCTTGTGCATTAAAGAAGTTGCCTATACAACTTGATATTTCTTTTGCTATTTTAGTAACATCATTACCCGCTGCTTTAGCATCTTTATAAAATGCAACGCCTTGTTTAATAGCAGCAAGGGCAGTGAACGCAATTGTAAAAGGGTCAATTTTATACTCCTATAATATTTTTAACAAACTCTGCTGCTACACCCGGGCCAAACAACACTGCTGCTATTACGGCATATAAAAGATATTCAATCTTTGTCATACGTTTATCGCCAGCTTCAAATGATTGTTGAATAGAAGCATATCGTTGAGCACAAACTTCTTCATGTGTCATAAGTTTAGCTTCTGTTTCAGAGATTAGTTTATCACTCATTTACAGGCCAACCTTGTGCAGTTACCACAGCAATCAAAGCAGGTACATCAGCACAGCCTTGGATGGCAGTCACAAGCCTTGTGCATTCAGCAATCACTGCCGCCCTGTATGTCACAGTATCAGCGGGTATATCCACGCTACGCTCAACCTTGCGAATCACCATCCAATCAGACTGAGCCAGCAATTTGTTGGCGGTATCTTTGACCTGTGCAGTCCACTGATGTTTGAGTCCATGCTGAATGTATGGCTCACCTTGCTCTGGTGTGACGGTAAGGTCATCCAGTTGTTTGGGATTGTCTGCACTCCAATAAAAGCGGTCATCGTATGTGGTGGTCACATCTGCCACCTCTGTGATGCCAACAGCGTTCTTTTCCTCAATAGAGGTCAGGCGTAGCCAGTTGGCTGGATAGCTTGTGCCATCTATCTGAAAGGGTGTGTCAAAAGGCAACGTGTTGCCATTAAGTAAAAACATATATTACCTCGCAAGAGAAAGTTTGAATGGGTTTTCGGCAAAACAAGCGTAAATGTATGTTCCACCAGATGCATTTACATCAGTATTTGTTGCTCTTGGTTTAAAGCCGTTAGACAAAATATCGCAATAATATGCAACATTACTTGATTCGGCATTTGTTAAATTAGGAAATAAAGCAGTATCAATTACATTAAATGTATTGCTAGAAGTGTTCCAAATATACCAAGTAGCGGCAACATCTGTTCTTTTAACCAACACAAACCTCGGTCTAAATCCCAAATACACAAACGGCCCATCAGCAGAACCATTGCCTGTGTATTTACCAAATGCAGAGTATCCAGCTACTTCTGCAAAGCAGTAGGCGACAAATGTCCAAGTGCTAATGTTCAAATTTGCGCCAATAGTCCATACAGACGATGTTGGACTTGTGTTGTTCCACCAATCAATAGTAGTGTTTGTTGCCCCAGTTGTTTGAAGATTTAAAGCACCTGTGTTGCCAACACTTGCATGGTATGTATTCCATCCAGACGTATTGTTTCTAGATTTCATTATTATCATTTTCGGGGCAACCCCAAGTCCATGCCCAATGGTTTGAGCAGAACCTCCTGGGGCAGTAAACGTCACCACGCTAAAGCCAGCAGTAGGATTTGCTCTCACTTGTGATGAGATTGTCCCGCTGGTGTTGGTTACTGTTGAGCCGCCAGCGTTCCATTGCCAGCCGATGTAGGTAACACCATTTGCGCCTGTGCTGGTATCAGAATTTACGGTGAATCCGTCGCTGTTAAACGCAGTCAAACTTGTTGCAGCTGTTCCCTCTGCCCCAGTTGTATTTGATTGCAAATACTTTGTAACGCCTCGCAAACTATCAAACAGTGTGTGACCAACAGCGGTGCTTCTTGGTTTTGTCCACACAAAATCAGGCTGGAATGAAATACCATTGACTGCGTTGCTTACAGATAAAGCTGACCCTGTGCCTGTGTAAGTCGTAGCCGCCATGTAACTAGCACCATTGCTAATCGTAGGCGTAGGCAGATTCTGCGTGTTCAGTGCAACAAAGCCTGTGGGTGGTGTGTAGCTGAATGGGCGTTGACCGAAGTTGATGTTCTGCGAGTTTGAGTAGTTACCAGTGCTTATAAATAAATCATAGGCAGACAATCCCGTAAAGGTTGGGTTTGCTCCTGTTGCTGGGTTTCCTGTCGTGCCGCCTGATGAGTTCCACCAGACATTATTCTTACCAATCCAAGCATTGCCAGCGCCATCATATGCAAATTGAATAACATCACCTGCAACAAGAGCGCCAAGGCCAGAAGCAGTTAACGAACCCGCTGTGTATATTTGACCTACCGAGTCGTGGTTTACATAGTATCCGTTAGTGCCCATTGCAAAACCAGCCCTAGCAAAGCCAGACTGAATTGCGCTTGTTCCGTTTGTGTTGCTTCCGAGTGTGGTTTCTGCATAAATCTTTACATTTGATGGCAAAAGCATTGTTGCTCTGGAGTACGCCCATGATGCACCTGCTGAGATTGCTAAATTGCCGTTGCTGTAAGTTGGAGATATTGAAGTCTTATCCAACGGATTCAACACCGCATAATTCCCCCGCCCATTCCCACCATCAGCATAAGGCGTAGGCACATCCAGCATGGAGTCGTATGTCACACCAGCAGATACACTGATGCTGTTACTTGTCCAATAGTTTCCATTACCAGAAAAGTCTTTTCCAATACCTACGTTGCTAGAAGTAGTAACTGCACTGTTGTCGCTGAAGTTCAGATAGAAGCCATTTGTGCCGTATGTGCCAGCGTATTTCTTAGGTTGCCATACACCAGTGATGGCATTGGTTTCGCCAAAGGATGATGGTGTCAGGGCTTGTCCGTTAATCCAGTTTGTTTCTGTAAGATAACCATCAAAATAAAGGCCACCACCACCAGTATATAGAGATATATTGTGGGCTATTGCACTATTAAAAGATGGTGTTGCGTTCTGAGCAATAGTATTGTTTGTTACCCAAGATGTTATTTCTACCCCGTTGATGTAAGCACGAATACGATTTTGTGCAGTTGCGTTGGAAGTGTCTAGCGCAACAACTAAGTGATACCAAGCAGACGGGTCACGAAATACTTGCGTAGATGCTCTGCAAGTTACATTGTCCAAATTAAGAAAAAGTGTATTGCCTGTATTGATATAAATTATGGAGTCTGTCGCACCAGACCCGCAACTAATCAAAACTCTATTAACTTCAAGAGTTCCAAGTTTGAACCAAATAGAAAATGTCCAAGTAGTCTGGCTTCCCGCAGCAAATGTCCGATTGAAATAAGCACTTGCACTTGAACGCAGCCTCACGGAACGTGAAATTTGATAGCCACCAGCAGAGGGAGTAAAGAGTTCTTTTTTAGCTGATAACATTATGCGAATGCCTGTGCTGCTGTGCCATACCAATTTGTACCATCAGAGAAGAATGTCAAAATATCCCATCTACTAGCTGTGGTTGTGAGGGTAGGTGCTGTACCATTAATGTATTTAACCCCTGTAAATGTACCTGTAAAGCTACCTGAACCTGTAGACACAATGAGGATGAAACTCTTACCAGCAGTTGCTGTTGGCATAGTGAATGTACAATTACCTGTCATTGTCACTGTCTGCACTGTACCGTTGGTTAGGTCTAGGGTCTTAGTTGTACCCGAGTTGCCTATGGCTACTACAGATTCCAGATAGTTGGTAACTGTGGGGTTTGTGAGTGTTTTGTTGGTTAGGGCTTGAGAGTCTGATGTTCCTACCACATCTCCTGTAGGTGCTGCTTTGCCAGCCCATGTAGTGAGGTCAGCATCATAAGCTTGTACGTTAACACCAATGGCTAGTCCCAAGTTGGTACGTGCTGTAGCTACAGATTGTAGGTCAGACAAGTTGTTTGACTTCTCAGCATAGAGGTCAGGGTTAAGAGATGACACTGAATTAGCTGCATCCACTGCACTTTGCTCAGCCAGAGAAGCTGACAAGGCTGCTGCTTCCGCACTGGCCGCTGCATTTCCTTCTTGCTCTAGCAACCAACCCTTAGTAACTGCATCCCCGTTATTTGTAGGGTCAGACAGATTAATAATTTTGTGACTATTCATGTCTAGGTCAACTTCCATGCCGTTAGGCACTGTGCCATCTAGAGAGAGGGTATTTTCTAATGCAGCTTCAATAGCATCAAAGTTGGCATTCAACGCATCTATTGAGCCATATCTACTACCTATTGTCGATAATGTAAGTTTAGCCATATAATCCTTTAGTAAAACCAGCCGCTAAGCTATTTGTTAGGTGGCTTAGTGTCTACTTAGGTACAAATGTTACCCCCTTACATTGGTAGATGTTACCCTAGATTCATTTAAAGGCTGTTTAAGGCTCTTTACGACCGTAGGGAGTACCTACCCCTATCCTTTTTGTTTTCCTAGCCTTCTACCCCCCTTAAAATCGTTTTAAACAATAGTGGTGGGTGGGAGGGAACTTCCTATTTTAATGAATTACTGGAGGTAGATAATTTTATGGAGATAATTTTGAGTGGTATTGCAATATAAAACCAACCCCCCTACCCCCCTTAGTGGGTCAGCCATAGAACAAAAGTTCTAAAAATAGAAGAAGAAGTACTGAAATAGTACTACAATATACATATATATATAATATACTATAGTAATATATATAAGTATAGTATATATAAGTATAGTATATGTAGTTGTATAGTATATAAGTATATTATATCTCTTTATATAATATAACCCCGTATTATATATAGTTATAGTATATATAGTTATATAATATTACTAGTAACATCATATACTTATATAATGATAAGGCATTATCAATAAGATATATATAGTTATCCACAGCTTATTAACACTGTATATCCATACAGTAGTACGTAGATATACAATTTACTCTAATATTATATACATGCACGTGCACGCACGTAGCAATAATTGTGCCATAATATCCCTTAAATCTACTAGGTTATTTTAGTTGTAAGGTTCATGTAAGGTTCATCGTTTACATTTAAGGCATCGGTTGACGCAGTGGTTAACAGGCAGGTTACTAGTAACAGGTACTAGTAGCAAATAGGGATAAATACCCCTAGACTTGCAGAGGTTATTAAACTGTGGTAATATCGGTGCTTAGGTTGATTGATCGGGGTTGACCTAAATGTTCTTTAACAATTTATTGATTCTATATGGTTAACACCTACTGGCAATAGGTGCATGTAGAATGCGGGTGAAGCTTCATTGTATAGGGGAAGAATCATTAGGTAGAGTCAGTAAGATTATCTAATGCTTAGGCGGTCGATACGTTCTAAGGTAGGGTTTGCAACTACATTCAAGTCACTTTCCTACAATGTCCCGAGAAACCGTAAGGTTTTCTATAGCGTTACTAGTAATAGTGCGCTATAATCAAGCCTTAGTAAATCAAATCAAACTGTAAAAGGAAATCAAAATGTCATACACAAATGAATTACGCAATGCATTGTCAACCTCTAAGGATGCGAAAGACGCATCACGTAGCGCAGGGGAAGGCATATGGGCAAACTATGTGCGCTCAATGTGCTATCCAATAACACCACGTAATGCAGAGGAAGTAGATAGTCAACACAAATCCCTTGTGGACAACCTGAATGCTATCAGAGAATTATCTAAGGATGAAAAGAATAGTTTGCGCTCTGCAAAATGCGTAGTATCGAAAGCCATTACTAATAACGTTGACGTGTGGCAACGTACGGATGAGGGTGCAGTTAAGAATGACGACAATGGTAATCCATTGCCCAAGGGTAAATCAGAATTGAATGAAGCCAAGACTGACTTCGACCGCATGATGGCATTCATCGAACAGGCAGGTAAGAAATACGATAGCGACACACGTGAGCAGTTTACACGTGAGCAAATGTCAACCATAGCGGATGCATATGCAGCCCTTGCACATCGTATGGTGGAAGATTACACTGCAACTAACTAAACGAACATGCCCCTAGAAATAGGGGCTGTTACTAGTAACGTTAATCAAGGGGTTAACATGGCACATGAATTCTTATCAATCACTGAACGTTACACAATCACGTCACATGGTAATGGTTGGGCGTATGAAGTGGAAGACAATGTAACTAATGAAACACTGTGGTTTCAAGACTATGATGCACAGCAACTACAGAACGACACTAATAATTTTGAGGATGATATTGTGTTGCGTCAATACTTTGAATGTCTTTGCGAATAAGGGGTTATTATGTACGTTATCTACTGGGAAGAAAACAACGAATTACAAGCTGTGGAATTGACTACACTTGAAGCCGCACAATGGGTATGGGATGACTTGTACATGTCATGCAAAGCACTGTTATGTTTTAGACCACAAGGGGATAAATGATGTATACGTTAGCTAACATGCTACTATCTGTAGCTATCTCGCTGGTAATTACTTATTGCATGTACACCATAGACGGGTATTATGCACTGACAACGTTACTAGTAATGGGTGGTGCAGTGCTAGGAATGCAAGTAAACGAAGTATTAACAAGGGGGTAATATGGAAAAATTACGCATGAGGTATGAGATATATGTAACTAATGCGAGAGCGTTAGGGCAGTATGTTAAAACGTTTGACGAATGGCTTAATTCATAAGAGGGTCTGTCATCATGGATATTATCGACACTGTAGTAATATTTTTAGCATGTACATATGTGGGGTGGTTCTTTTGGGAGGTCTGGAATGACAACGAATAGAGTACTAGAATTCAAATCATTTGCTGAAGCTAATGCAGTTATACAGGAAATAGAAGAATTCTTTGATCGTACACCCGCTGACGAAGCAGTGGAAAACTGGTTAGATAGCGAGTATCATCGTATATTCGTTACCTATATGTATCCTGATGTTACAAAGGTGAATTAATGAATTATCTAGATGTAGTCAACTTTGAGACTTATGTCGCAGGTTGTGCTAGGAATAGTGGAATCAAAGTTGTGTGGGACAAACCCGAAAGTACACCACGTACAGATGGGCGCATGATGTGGTTGCCATCCATTACTAGTACTACTCCGGCTGAGTGGCTGACACGTATGCGTTACTATGTAAAGCATGAGACAAGCCATATCAGTTACAGCGACTTTGAGGTGCTTAACAAGCACCGACCTACAGGGTTATTGGCTTTGATTAATAACCTTATCGAAGACCATCGTATTGACTTTATCAACGATAGTCAGTATGCAGGTGATGCCATTACTAGTAACAACTACTGGGTGTTGTATGCAGATGACATAGTTAAGCGTATGAAGTCTACAGATACAGCCTTATCAGAGCAACAACGATTGACGTTACCTCTGTTTGTGTGGGATGCAGCACTACGTACATGGATAGGTAATGCTGCTGAGACACGTGATGTTATGGGTAGTATGCTAGATGATGATGGTATTGACAAGCTACACAAGCTTGAGAAATATACCGATGAGTTACTAGTATTGCGCTGTGACACAGGGCTAGATGTGGGTGAACGTGTGTATGATCTAGCTAAGCGTATCTTGATTGACTTGTTTGACGCTAAACCTGAAGACTACACTGAGGAAGGTAAAACTAAGGGTGAAGGTGGTAAGGGTAAAACTAAGGGTGAGGGTGATGGTGAAGCAGATGGTGGTGAGGAAGCAGGTGCAGGTGGTGATGAGGAAGATAGACTTGTAGATGTAGAGAAGCTTATCAAAGCCATTGGGCATGAGCATAAGCCTAGTCGCACAGGTATTCACCTTAAGCTAGACAAAGCCGATACCAAGGGTGCATATACCATACCGCATAAGGATGAGTACATTATCGTGCGATTCCCTGAGTTACATCGTGCAGTTAAGGGTCGTAGTGAGGGTTATTTTAAAGCAGATAATGTATCCAAATACATTACTAGTAATGCTAAGCCACTAGCTAATCAGTTGCGTATGCGATTGCAGACACGTAGCAGGGACAGGTACGAGTACGGATTGAAACGTGGTAAGTTACACACAGGTAGTTTGCATAAACTATTGTCAGGTAACACTGAAGCTAGTACCCGTGTGTTCCGTAAGCGTATCGTATCTGACACACTTGACACGGCTGTTACATTGCTTGTAGACTGTAGTGGTAGTATGTCAGGTAAGAAGTATGAGATGGCTTGTGCTGGTGCTGGTGCTATGGCAGAAGCATTGAAGCCCCTTAACATAGCATTCAATGTACTAGGTTTCACCAACTCAGAAGGTAATGACGACCCTTTGATATGGGTGTTCAATGACTTCGGTGAACGTGTATCTACACCCGATCTAGTTAAGCGTTTTGCTGTAGCTAGTGGTTGTTTGTGGGAGAATACAGATGGTGATGCGTTAGCGTATGCGTCGTATGTGTTAGGTATGCGTCGTGAACAACGTAAGGTGTTACTAGTATTGTCCGATGGTAGTCCCGCAGGGCGTGATTCACATGGTGACATTACAGCGTACACAGCACGTGTAGTTAAAGACATTGAAGCTAGTGGGGTAGACATATATGGTATTGGTATTTGTGACGATAATGTTCGTTTGTTTTATAAGAAGCATGAAGTAGTCAAAGACATTGCTAATCTTTCAGGCACAATTCTTTCAATCTTAGACAGGAGTATTTAACATGGCAGTAGAAATCAACGACAAAGTAGCTAAGGCTATCGCAGCACACTTGGGTAAAGTACCTGCTACACCCGAGGTTACACTAACCCCTACTGACAAGGTAGAGAAGACAGTAACATTGTCAGATGGTCAGAAGCTATTCAGTAAGGTGTTCGGCTATGTACCTAACTTCGGTGACTTCGCTGTCACTGTATTGGCTGACAATGCAGATGCAGAGGTAGCACGTCTTGTACCTACTGCTGACGCTGACTATGTGGTGCAACGTAATGAAGCAGCATTACTAGTAGCAGGTATCGAAGACAACGATAAGAGCTTGCTTACAGGCCCTACAGGTAGCGGTAAGTCATCGCTAGTTAAGTATGTGTGTGCTAAGCTTAACCGCCCGTTCATTCGTATCAATATGTCAGGTGACATTGAGAGTGCGTCATTGTTCGGTATGCTCACTGCTAGTGTAGGTGTAGGTACTGAGTGGAAAGATGGTGCTATCACTGAAGCATGTAAGTATGGTGCTGTGTGCCTTGTAGATGAGTGGGAACTGATGCCCCCTGAAATTGCTATGGGTATGCAGAATTTGTTAGAAGATGGTGGTTATCTCTATCTCAAAGAGAAGCCCGGTACGTCTGCTGATCGTACCATCGTACCTGATGCACACTTCCGACTGGTGTTTGCAGGTAACACTGTTGGACAAGGTGACACTACTGGTGCGTTCTCTGGTGTAGGTATCCAGAACAGTGCAACTATCGACCGATTCACTAACACTATCCGTCTTGCATACCTTGATGCTAAGCACGAGATAGCCATCATTACTAGTAAGAGTAACATTGCTAAAGATGTTGCTACTAAGATGGTGCGTGTTGCAGGTCTTGTGCGTAATGCGTATGACACAGGTAAGATTGGTCTTACTATGTCACCACGTACCCTGATTAATTGGGGTCGTAAGTGCCAACGCTACGATGCTAAGTATGCATTGCAGGTTGCATTCACTGAGAAGCTTACCCCTGATGATGTAAAATCTGTGCAAGAATTCTACGTCAAAGTATTCGGTGAGTGATGTACGGCAGACCGAAAGGTCTGTCATCATTAATTAATGGAGATGTTATGGCTGACATTACAATGTGTAAAGGTGCAGATGAGAAACGTAATTTAATTTGTCCTATGCGGGATAAGTGTTACCGATTCACAGCAAAATCAAATGAGTATAGACAAGCATACTTTACTGTAGTACCATACGAAGAACCTGAGTGTGCAGAATTTTGGGATAACCAAGGGAGAAATGAATGACAACACTGTATGGACATGCAGCATTGAAAGAGCTTACTAGTAATGCACCTGATTATGAAGAACTTGAAGAAGGACATTCTGCTAAATACAATCATGCTACTTGTCCTATGGGTGAGGACACACGTAAACGATTCGGAGTTAAGCACGTAGACGATGCATATCTGTGGCACTGCTTTAACTGTGGTGATAGTGGTTATTATAGACACAGAGAAACTACATCACGCATGAAGTTAATGGGTGCAAAAGCAATTCTTGTACCTGCTGATGAAAAAAATTTTTCTGAGATATATGAAAATGCGAAAACAAATTACAATGACTTTGATATACGTGGACAATTGTGGTTAGCTCAATATGGTTTCACAGAGGAAGAATGTTCTAGTTTTGGAATTAGAGAATATAGAGATGGTATTATATTACCTATATGGAATTGTGGTATGGGTGTTGGTTATCAAGTACGTAGGTATGATAAACAACCAAAGTATTTAACCTATAACAAGGATAATAGTATACAATGGTTGCTTACTAATACAGGTAATAAAACATTAGTTATTGTAGAAGATTTACTCAGTAGTTATAAATTATTTGAAGCAGGGTATGCATCATTGTGTTTGTTAGGCACTAAGTTAAATAAATCACACATAACACAAACAATGCTTGACAACTATGATAGAGTTGTGATATGGTTAGACGATGATGAAGCGGGTCATGCTGGTGCTATGACATTGTTCAGAGAACTTAGTCCAACATTCAAATTTGTTACTAGTATGAACATGGCACAAGCAAAAGAGATTAACATTGAAAACTTAAAAGAAATGGAACTGTAATGTCATACGATATAGATTTACTAACAGTAGTTAGTGAAAAAGATACGTATAATAGATTTAAAGACCATGTAAAGAAACACAATGTATCAACTATTACATTAGATATATTTAATGTACTAGGTGAATACTGGGACAACTACCCTACTAGAACTAAGGTAGATGTAGATGAGTTTCATACATTCTTTAACATTGTACGTGGTAAGAAGATAAAAGACCCTGCGCTATATGAACAAGCATTCATGTGGTTAGGTGAAAGTATGGTAGATGAACCGCCCATCGTTAAGGATATTTTGGCTAAGTTAATTGAGGTTGACTATGCCACACGTATCTATGATGTGTGTATGAAGATTGGCACAGGGTCAGGTGGTGAGCTTACATCCATTGAACCATTGCTCAACGACTACAAGAAAGAGATTGGCTCAAGTGTTGAAAAAGAAGATGTATTCGTTAGCCCTAGCCTATCTTATCTATCTAAGATTGTTGCTACAGGAGGGTTGGACTGGAGACTTAAAGAGTTGAACGTAGCACTAGGCCCACTGCGTAAGGGTGACTTCATCATTGTAGCAGCACGACCTGAGAGTGGTAAGACTACATTCGTAGCTAGTGAAGCAAGCTATATGATGAGTCAATTACATGATGATGAGCATGTCATATGGATTAACAATGAGGAATCAAGTACTAAGGTTATGATGCGTGTGATACAGGCATTCAATGGTGTTACTACTGGTGACTTGTTAGCTAACCCTAGTGTGTATGAGACAGAGTTTACTAGTAACGGTGGTGAACGATTCTTAGTGTTAGATGATGATAGTGGCATCAAGAGTGTAAATAAAATTAGCACGTTGTTTGCCGAGTTTAAACCCGGTCTTATTATCTTTGACCAACTAGATAAGGTGCATGGGTTTAGTAACGAGTCACGTGATGACTTACGCATTGGTAAGCTGTATGAGTGGGCTAGAGACTTGGCTAAAGAATATTGTCCAGTGATAGCCATATCGCAGGTAGATGGTACAGGTGAGGGTGAGAAGTGGATTCAAATGAATCAACTACGTGGTAGTAAGACTGACAAAATTGGAGAAGCAGATGCAATCATCACCATTGGTAAGAGTAACGAACCAGCAATGGATTTACAACGTTTTATTCACGTGCCTAAGAACAAACTATTCGGAGGTAAAGACACGTTAGAAGCACATAGACACGGGTGCTTTGAAGTAGAGATTGAACCATCAAAGGCGAGGTATAAATCAAAATGGGCAACACGCTAGTACTTGATCTAGAAACTACAATGGATTGTCCTGTTGGTAACAACAAGGCTAACCCTATGTGGATAGGTAATAAAATTATTGCCGCTGGTTTTATGTGCGTAGGTGCGCCACGTGTAACTACCCACTACTGTAGTACAGGTGTGGATGCAGATATTGTATTAGAAGAAATAGATAAGGCATCATTAGTAGTTGGTCACAACATTAAATTTGACTTACTATATATCTATCGTCTTACTAGTAACATTCTGCCCCGTATATGGGATACACAACTTGCGGCATACATTCTATCAGGACAGAGACATTTATATGCAAGCCTTGACGAGTTAACTGCTGAATACATTGGTGAACATGCACTGAAGGATGACAAGATTAAGGAGTATTGGAAAGCAGGTGTACGTACAGAACACATACCAATTACAGAACTTGAGAGCTATCTACGTATTGATGTGCATAACACAGAAGCTATATTTAAGATGCAGTGGTTAGAAGCAGAAGAACTAGGGTTGATACCCTTGATGATGGTGCAGATGGATGCATTACGTGCAACCATTGAGATGAATCGTAATGGTATGTATGTAGATTGGGACTACGTAAGTAAGGCATGTGTTAAGTATGGTGACATAATCAGAGGTACAGCAGAGACAATTAGATTTCTTGTAGGTGATGTTGACTACATGAGTCCTAAGCAATTGTCGTTATACTTTTTTGGAGGGCAGGAGAAATATGTAGAACGTGAACTTGTTGGTGAGTACAAGAATGGTAAGCCTAAGTATAAGAACGTAGACAAGGTACGTACTATTAAAGGCAAGTACATACCTAGCATTGAGGTAGGTAAGAGTGGCTATTACAGCGTTGATGATGCGGTGCTTAAAGGTCTGTCATCATCAGGTGATTTGTTTGCTGCTCAGTTATTAGTAATGCGTGATGCAAAGAAGATTAAAGAAACCTATTATGAGGGTCTTAATGACTTAAGATTCCCTGATAATAATATCTATCCTAATCTTAATCATTGCTCTACAAAGACAGGTCGATTGTCTGCTACTAATCCTAACCTACAGAATCAAACTGATGCAGGTGACGTTAAACGTGCATACATCAGTAGGTTTCCTAATGGTAAGATATTAGAGCTTGACTATTCACAACTAGAGATGGTGGCTCTGGCATATCTAGCTGACGATAAACAACTCATTGAGGATATTAACAATGGCAGAGATATGCACAGAGAACTGTACAACGGGATGTACGGACGCTATCCTACAGATGCTGAACGAAAGCCCTTTAAACGATTTAGCTTCTTGCTCGTTTACGGAGGTGGAGTTACAACTCTTATGGCGCAGAGTGGCTGTGATAGAGCAACAGCTAAGAAGTTTATTAGTACGTTCTACACTAGGTACAAAGGAGTGAAGCAATACCATGAATCAATTGTAAAGGAAGCAAATGACAAAGCAGTAATCAGTTATGAAGAAGGTGTTAGTGGGCCGCAATATACCTACTATCACCCTAGTCCAACAGGTAGACATTACGTATTCAAGAAATACGCTAGTGACTACAAAGCAGGAGAGCTAACATTTAGTCCTACAGAACTTAAGAACTGGCCTATTCAGGGCTTTGCAACAGGTGACGTAGTGCCTATGATGGTAGGTATCTTGTTACGTAAGCTAGAAGAAGCTGGCCTATCACGCAAAGCATTATTAGTAATGACTGTGCATGACAGCGTACTACTTGACACAGAAGAAGATGTGTGTTACGATGCAGCTTGTATAGCTAAAGATACCTTGGAGAAAGCACCATTGTATCTTAAACAATACTTTAACATCGACTTTCCATGTCAACTAAAGGTTGGCGTAGACGTTGGTACAACTTGGCAAGACAAAACAGCATTGGAGATCAAATGAGTTACGTTATTGAGAACATCACTGAGAAAGAAGTTAATACAAAGTTTGGCCCTAAGAAAGCATTTAATGTTACAGCTAATGGTGAACGCTTTAGTTATGGGTTCAAGAAGCCTACATTCTCCATTGGGGATGAGGTAGACTTTCAATATACCGAAAACACCTATGGTAAGAACGTGGATTTAGCCTCTGTACGGCTCTTGGTTAAGGGTAGTGGTACTCCACCCCCTAGCACAGCTTCTACAGCCCCTTCTAAGCCCTCCTATGGCTCTCCAAAGGTATTTCCTATCCCTGCCTTGCATGGTGATAGAGCAATTGTGCGTCAGAACTCTGTTACCAATGCAGTTAAGTTGATAACAGACAGTGTGCATTCAACTGATGAGGCAGACTGGGATGATTTGGCAGACATGGTTATTCGCATTGCACGTAAGTTTGAGGCATACTCATGCGGTGATTTAGACATGGCACAAGCTATCGCTATGTCTGAAGACAAGGCTGATGAATGAAAACAATTGACACGCTAGTGCCTGACATTTACTCTGTGATTAGTGGTAGCACACCAAATGCTATTAGTAACACAGAAGTAAAAGTTAGTTACGACAAGTGGTTTACACCACGAGATAGCAAGCGTGAGGAAGGTGTGTTATATTTCAGTGAGGTAGGCACACCATGCCCACGTCAACTGTGGTATAAGTATAATGCACCTGAGATTGCAACTAAACCTGATGGTAATTTGTTGCTAAAATTCTTTTATGGTGATATACTGGAGGAACTGGTACTTAATGTGTCAGAGAACGCTGGTCACATTGTAGAGAAAAAACAGGAACGTGTTATCTATGACATAGGTAACAATTGGTATGTAAGAGGACGCATTGATGCCATCATTGATGGTGTTGTGATAGACGTTAAGAGTGTTACTAAATACTCAGAAGAAAAATTCAAGGGAGGTTTAGTAGATGACCCATTCGGCTATTATCAACAATTAAACGGATATGCTGCTGCTCTTAATATTGATGTTGCTGGTTTTCTTACTATACAAAAAGAGTTAGGGCATGTTAACTACTACCCTATTCAGGTAGACAGAGGTTTGTTTGCACAACAAGCAGACTTTGCAGTTGATACAGTTACTAGTAACATTGGTGAGATTCCTAGACTCCCACCAGTGGCACAAAGTAAGACCAGTAAGAACAAAAAACTATGTACAGCATGT